GCCTTGAGGTTGTCGAAGTATTCGTCTGCGACACCTTCCGGCAGAAGGGATGCCATCTTGTCCGCATACTCTTTGCTGAAGCCCGCTCCCTGATACTTATCAGAGTAGGTTCTGATGCGGTCTCGTTCGATGTACTGCTTGAGCAGTTCATCCTTTCTCGCTTGCTCTTCCTCTGCCTCTCTCTTCGCCAGTTCTTCCTTTGAAAGAACTTCGGAGAGCTGTTTTTTGAACTTTGAGACATCTGCGGAAGCCTTTGTGTTCGAAGCACGAAGCCTGTCATTCTCGGCTTTCGTCTGTTCGTAGAGTGCCTTGTAGTCGATTTCCTCTCTCACCTCTGCCGTGATAGTTCTGTCGGTTGCTACAGTCAGGTCGGCTGCGTTGATGGTGTGGTCGGTCGCCGTACTGGTGGCTTCTACGGTTCTTCCAGTTTCTTCCATATTGTCCTTTCTGCGATTAGGGTCTTCTCTGACCATAGGCTTGCGATTTCCGTCTTCTCTGACGATCTATTGCGATTAAGGTCTTCTCTGACCGTAATTTCCGATTTCATTCGGCATATTTCCACAAATACCCGTAGGCGTGGCGGTACTTGCCGTGAATACATTTGTGTACATTACTTGCCGGATACCCATTCCTGGTTGCTTCGGCAAGGCTCGGAAACTCTCTCACAAAAACTCCATCCATTGTGTATTGTGCGATTTTCCGACTTCCAACTCCGTTCTTCCTCTTCTCCGACCTTCTTTGAATTGCAGTCCCATATCTTGTGTTGCCAATGTGGGTTGCCCATTCAAGGTTGTCTACTCGGTTGTTCTGCTTGTCCTCGTCCAAGTGGTTGACTTCAGGCAGATTGTCTGGGTTCGGAATGAATGCCTCCGCAACGAGCCTATGTACGGCAAATGTCTTGAAGCCTCTTGTCTTATGCCCACCTTTTCCGTAGAGCATCACTCCGAGGTATCCGTGTTGCCGATGTGTTGGCTTCAGCACCTTGCCTTTGTATGGGCAAGTGTATGTAAGCCCGCTTCTTGTGACGGTTTCGGTTCTCGGAAGGCTTCTGACATTTCCGAGGTCGCTGACCTCATAAAATCCTTCGTACCCTTTGATAGGTTTCCAATGTTCTTTCATGTTTCGCTCCTTTAATCTCTTAAAGGGGCGGCGGGAGCGCACCCCGCTCATGCGTTTCCCCTATTTTGTTAGGAAAATGTTAAATAGCATCGGCAGTTTATCGAGTTCTGCGGAAGGGTGAAGTCGCCGGGGAACTCCGCTCCGTCACCATCGAAGGTGTAGAACATTGCATCGATGGGGACTTCCATGCCGTCAAGATATTGATGAGTGTCCCTGACTCTGTCATCCCCGATGGTGTTCCAGGTCTTCATCGAGTAGCCCTTCCGCTTCGCAAAGTGGTGCATGGATTCGTTGAACACCCTCTGCGTTTCCGTGTGGAGGACTGTGAGAAGCCCGTAGATTTCACCGCCAGTCGCCCACCGCTTGACTCTCTGCTCGAAGTCCTCTCCGGCAATCCTCCGATAGATCGTGTCCTTCATTTCCCTCGCATCGATCCGCATTGACTCGTCAATGTTGTCGCGACCCATCACATAGCAATAGATGAGGTAGTCGAGGATGATGTCGGCGCACTCTTCAGGATCGACAGAGCCGTCAGCATTCTTGGGAAGCTCAACAATCTGCTCTTCTATGTTGTTGATCTCATCCCACGGGAAAAGCATCTGTTACTCCTTCTCGGAAGTCTCCTCTTTGGTGATCACTTCTTCGGTCTGCTCCACGGAGAGGTTGTTGTCCCTTGCCTTGTCAGGCTCAAGGGGTTCGCCCGAAGACTCGTCTGCGCCCATCGTATCCGGCTTGTCGGCGGTCGGTGCATCGGGGTCACCCCATTTCATCTTCAGCCACTTCTCCGACATCTTCACATCGGCGTTCGGATCGTTCGAAACGCCCGATTTACCGAATGCAAGGGTCGGCTCTACGCCCGAATTCAGGAGCAGATTGAGGGCTTGGGCTTTCTCATACATCCCGCTCGTCTCGTTCCGTACGAAATTGAGTTCGAAGTCGGACACTTTCAAGCCTTTGAGCAACTGTTTGTCTTCAAGAATCTTCAGGAAGATTTTGTCGAAGTAGGCGTTGCTCTCACGGAACAAGTCTTCGGTGTTCCTCGCGCAGACCTGGGCGTTGGCAAAGCCGTCACGCAGATACACCGCAGAGGCGGTATCGGAAGTAGACCTCTCGCCCTTCGTGGTGTCGGGCATGGAACACACCCGAAGCACCTGACGATATGTCCAGTCCACAAGGGTCTGTGTCTGTGTCTGATTCAGTTCCTCGGAGAGGAGCTTGACATCCGCTTGCGACCCGTCTCCCATCCTCGGCAGTACAAGGATTCCCTTGTGCCTCATCGAGTCGGCGGTTTCTCCTTCGGGAAGGTCGCATCCGTAGATGACCATGAGGCTCTGAATGAACTGACCCACGCCGTCAAGCCGATCCGAGGCAAGTTCGTTGAGGCTATCCAGGAGGGGCAAGGCTTGCTCAAAAGCCCCCATGTCAAGCGAGTTGTAGCGGTACTCGATGATGGGGATGTCGCCGAGGGCGTTGTCCTCCACGCCGATGACCGCTTCAGCCGTTGCGATCTGCTCTTCCCTCATCCGTCCGTCAATCACCTTGCGGACAGTTGCGGGAGTGCCGATGATGCGGAAGCACTTCTCACGGGTGTAGGCATCGATGTAGAGCTTGTCGCCCGCCATCACGATGTTCACGCCGAGCATCGGGTTGTTTCCGGGACGGAGGGAGTAGACAACGAAAGCGGAAATAGGATTCAGCGCATAGCACCTGACGGGGATCTCCTTGTCATCGTTCGGCTCGATGTACAGAACGCCGAGACCGACAGTATGGAAGGAGTCCACCACCTTGTTGTCCGCGATCTGCTTGCCCGACCGATACAGATACTCGTTGAGCTTGTTGACCTTGCTCTGCGCTTTGGGGTTTCTCGATGTATAGAACGCACTCTGTTGCAAGAACGCGCCATTCTTATATGTCACAATTTCCTCTGCGTGACATTCGGTGACACGATTGCAAACGAAGGAGTTGCGTTCCTTTGTCCTCTGTAAAATCGGGGTGATGCCACGCCGATAGTCGAGAAGGTACTTCTCCTCATAGGCATTCCACGCATGAGTCATAAGAGCCTCGTTCACGATCTGAAGGACATTGTCCTCCGTGATGAGGTCTTCCGATGTATAAATGCGCCTACGACCGTGGGTGTAGACCCCGCCGTAGGTCACGACATCCGCTTCGGAGCGGTCGCTGATTCGCTCAATGGAGTTTGGCATTGGATACCTCACGCCCCCGATCACCTACTGCCGGGAAAGAAAGGAGAAGGAAAACCGACAGTAGGCTTGGTCGGAGGTATTTATGAACACGCCTGGAGGAGGTGGTGCATACATTATTCCACCGATGCACATAACACAATATGTAGTAGCCGTTCAAGTCCCGAAACACAAGATGTTGTATCTTTTCCGCAAAAAACACACTAAAAAAGGGCGGTAAAAACCGCCCCTCACTATGGATTTTATCTGAAAACTTTACAGATAACCTCTCCGCGAATACACCTTGATCTTGTTCGGCGCGGAGGTCACCACCGTCATCACCATTGCCAATGAGTCGGGGGCATCATCGTGCTTGTTCTTGCCCTCGATGGTGAAAGCGTACACGTTCTGCATGAAACGGACATACTGCCGATCCCGCTTTGAAGGGTCAAGGAAAATCATCCGCTCCTTGATGTCGGGGGACTTGTCATATATCCTCTGCTGCTTGCCGTTCGCCGATGCCCAATGCTTCGTGGTCTTCACGATATTGAGCCTTAATCCGTCCTCCCGAAGCTTTTTGTCAACTTCGTCCGCATAAGACCCCGTTGTCCGAGTCGCCTCGAAGTAGATGGCTGACACGTTCTCGTCCTTCGCCTTTTGCACGATCATCGGCTCTGTAACACTTTTGTCCGCATTGGAATACACCACGGAACTGACATAGAGGTCGTGGTCGTACTGATGGATCACGGGCGCAGCCACATAGTCACCGCCTCCCCAAGCCGGGTCTACCACCATGAAGATGCGGTCAGGCTCAAGGTCTTCGGGGAACTCGCCGTTGTAGGTACGCATATCGTCAGGAGAAAAGACCGCTCCGTCTCGCTCTATCGGCGCACCCATATACTGCGCCAACCACGATGCGATGTCATCCGTGCGCTCAAACGAGTCCCTTAAACGATGGTAGGCTTCCGTGGTGAAGCCGACACCGAACATATAGTCAAAGTTACTCTCGTCACGCCCGTCCAATGCCGGAACATTGACTATCTTGTATCTCCGTGTGGCAAACTTGGGTGAGGTTTCCAGTAGCTCGATGCGCCGTGAGAAGCAATCGTAGATAGACCACCGAGTGCCGACCCACAACATCTTCGCACCTTCCTTGCACCTTGAGACGAGGTTGTTGGAAATGACTTGCCATGCCTTGTCCAGGAGCATCTTGTTCCTTGCTTCCTCGATGCCACTATGCAGATCGTCTCCAATTACATATCCGTCACAGTCCAAGAGTCCGTTGAGACTTCCCCATAAACTGCGTGCGCTGAGGCTGGCATACTTCTTCTTCCGTCCGATGTTCAGGATATGCTCCTTCGCATCGGTACTGGCGACCCTGAACTTCGGGAAAACCGACTTCACATCGTAGGTCACGGGATCAGCCAGTATCTCCAAAACACCATCGTAGAACGCATTTGCCACCGCATCCGCATAGGAACAGTACAAGTTGCTCCGCTCACTATTCCTTCCCATCACCCATATCAGGAAGAACGTACACAACGCCGTCTTGCCCGTTCGGGGAGGCT